TGTCTCTGGACACTATCTTCCGTCTGTTGGATAGCCTCCCGCGCTTGTGTGGAGTGCCGTTCACCAGAAACGCCTTGTCTTTTAACAAATTATCTTCGTTAACCCATTTGTGCGGCAGATGTCATGATGATTTTCTGACCGCGGTGAGTGAACCACAGGGATCTCAGTGTATGACAGTCGAGTTCAAAGTGCCGAACCGCTGTTGGAAGTGTGCTGATTGTTTCCAGTGGGGGCACACCACTCAACGCATCTACGTTTCAGACGAAGAATGGGTTATTATCCGGGCTGCACAGTTACGCGCTGCTTGTACTACTTCTGACGCTCAAGTAAGATTAATGAACGAGCTACCGACTATGTCAGATCTCCGTAGTACTGCTGTGTGTTTCATTGTTCCCATCTTAATGGCGAACCCCACCTGGGGTGGGTTTTGTTGCCGTCGTCGTGTGTGTTTACATTGGGAGCGTTGGCAAAGACCTGATGGTCCTGTTGTCGAATCACCCTCATTGTGTTCTCGTTTGCACGACACTATTGCTGATATAGAAGCTGGCATCGCTAACACTACCGCTCGCGTATCTAACGCATTGCGCGGTCTTCCTCGACCAAATTGCTCTCGCGTTAGTGGGTGTTTAGATCGTTGCGGCGCTCGTTTCACCACAGGCAATGTCTGTGATGAGACAGTGTTGCAAAATATGGCCCAGCCTTTATTATCAGCGTCGCCTAGTTCTGTTCGTTCCGAGACACGTTCTGCGCAAGACACGTCAAGTGATAGTGCTGTACAAAGTTCGGAACCTGTTGCTCAACAAACCATGACACCTGCTGAGTCCGTCTCGACTGAGGAAGCGAGCCTTGGCTCTGCATCCACGGACTCGACAGCGGAAACTGGAGCTGCTGAGCAAAGAACTACCGCTCCATCTACTTCTCCTTTTGTGCCAGTTATCGCCACTGCTGCTGCTAGCGAACTCGCTGTCGCTCCACAGAGTGACACCGAATCAAGCGGAAGTGACTACGATAATCAGCGCAGGTACCCTGTATCTAGTCTTCTTGAGTTACGTGGTTACACCACTGACCTGATGACTCGCAAACTTAAGAAATCTGACTCCGTCTTCATGGCAGACTTTTCAAGTGAAAGTTCTATGTCACAAGAGGAATTAGAGGCCGAGAAGAAAGCAGTCATAGCGGTGTACGACAAGAACGCTGAACTTGTAGCTCAAGACACTGTGAAGAAAGTCACAACATCACAGACAAAGATGAAATCCAGTACTTGTAAAGTTAAGGAGAAGAACGACGAGAATGTGCACGCCTCAGATAGCGCCGGCCCAGCCCCGTTCGCCCCTGTCAATGGAGAGCAGGTTTTGTTCACATTTACAGAGGGCGCACGGCGCGTGGGACCCGGGTTTGCACCGCCGATAGTTTGGGATGGTAAAGCTGTTGGTACTGTTTTAACTGCTGTTGAGACACGCACCAAAAGGAAATACACCTTAAACAAGACCTCGCAGTTATATGCTAATTATATCAATGCAGGCAAGGCTATGGCCACGCATTGGTTTTCCCACGATAATATTAAACAAGCTTTACATGATTTCGATATTAAGAATGCTAAACCTAAGAAGTGGTCAGACAACAAATTTGATGTAAGCTATCAAAGTTTGACTGAGCACCCTAAATTGGCATTTGCCGTGGATTGGCACATCAAATCAGAAGTTGGGTTTAAACAGGGCAAATCGGCTCGTATCATACAAAATGAGGGTCCCGAGAAATGCATTCGTAACCTACAAGTGATACACGTTCTTGAGGAAGTGATATTTAAGAATATCGGCAAGGACATGTGTATCAAGGACGAGGACAAACGCGTTGTTCTGGACCGGTTGTGTGAGCGCTTTAGTCAGAAACGTCGTCCTATCCGGTACAACAAGGACGTTAAGGGTCCGGTTGTCTCGGATAAACTAATCGATAATTTCGCAGTTTTTGGTATTGACCAGAGTGCTTTTGACTTTAGTTGTACTGTAGACGGACTATTGCGTGTTGAGATTGACCTTATTATCAAAATAGCAGACTTCATTCAATGCGACAGCAAAAAGGAATGGATGAAAGAGTTGATTGAAGATCGCGAGCGTTTTATAGCCACTGGTGTTTTGCGCGTAGATGGTAACCTTCGCATTTTAGTCGAGGGTTTGCGAACTCGCGCTTCCGGTGATCGTGGCACTTCTGTTCTCAACTGGATTGTTGAGTTTTTGGCCACCATCACATGTGTTTTTGACAGACCATGCGACATTGTGCGTGATATGGCAACTAGTTCGTTAAATATCGTGAATCCCTGGTACAAAACGCACTTTGTAGATGAAGACGGGCACGCTATTTATTCATTTTTTGATGGATGTTTCGAGGGTGATGATGGATTGATACAAGTGGTTAAAAAGTTGCTAACCAAGCGTGATAAGATAGAAGAGAACTATCACACGCTAGGCTTGGATTGCACTTTGGAAACTTCTAGTAACGATTCAGCCACTGTTGTTGAGTTTGTTGGTTGTCACATTCTGTTCGACAAACTTGGGAAAACTTACTACGGTAAAGATTGTGGTGGTGCTTTTGTTCCGTGCATCAACAAAGCACTCGTAAAATCGTCTTACACGCTAAGCACGCAGAAATTAGCTGACGTTGCCACATCTAGTTATCACTCTCGATATTTGCAGTTTGCTGGCAAGCAAGACTGGATAGCTGGTTATTTTAAGGCCATGCGCGACGCTCACGGCGGCAAGATCATTGAAGCTTTGTTTCATGATGCTTATGCAGGAAGGGAGCAGAATGCATCACCTTTACCTAAGAAGGTGCAGGACAGATTATTGCGACTGTCCACGGGTCTACCAGACGAACGTAATTTTGATGTGTTTAACACTAGCGTTGGTGTCAACACGTCTTCTTCCGACATAATTGCTGATTTTCCGCGTGGGTTTATGTCTTACGTTAAAAAGCTAATGGATCTGGCGCCGTCCATATAATGGCAAAACCTAAAACTAAAACTCCCGCGTTACGCAGTAATCGTGTCATTCGTAAGATTCGTAAGAATAAGACCAAACAAAAAGCTGTGAAGGTAAACAAGTTGGATGTTGCGAGTCGGATACGAGAGATCAATGATCCTTGTTCTATGCATATTCCACCTTCGCTCACCACTCAAGCTGGTTGTTATCCAATAAATCAAACGGTTCGTTTGGATTTCGACCAATTGTTAAACTACGCTACTATGATATTTGTCACATCCGCTGGCGGAACAGGTAGTGTCGCGTCTATTGTCTCATGGGACACAGTGGGTGCTGGTGCTATGACTAAGTTAGTGCACACTTTACCTTTATTGTCTGTAGCTGGCTCCGCTGGGGGCGCTTCAAGCTCTAAAGCTAGTAAGGTCGGCATAAGACTAACTAATGTCACACCTAACCTTTATGTATCTGGGAGAGTTTACGTTGCTAATCTTAGTCAACGCCTCACCCTACCAGCACTCCCATCTTCCATGACAGCAGCGCAATGGACCACCACTATGAATGAAATAAAGTCATTACCTGAGCATATGTTACGAACTTATGCTGGGAGTGAGTTCACACCGTCGGGTAGGGCATATGGTAAGTGCATCTCTTGCCACGTTGTGGATGAAGTCGACTATAACAACTTTTATCCACACAATGGCACCGACACGTTCGATGAATTTTTCTCCATCTTCTGCCAATCTACTGTCGCAGCAACAACCGAATCTAATCGACCATTTTCGACGACAGTCATTGTGATTGACAAACAATCAAACACTAGCACTAATTTTCTTCAGAACTACGTTTACAACATAGACGCTCAAATGCTTACACGATGGCCCATAAACACTGTTCCAGGTTTGGGTGCCAAAGATGTTCCAGCAGCAACGCCTGTGTTAGTAAACGCATCCCGTGAAGATGCGTCTACCGCCCACGCTCGTTTATAGGGATCGGCGGGTGGTCACCCGCAAGATCCCATACGTGGAGGGTTGGAAGACATAGCGCGTTCCTCTGATCCGTCCTTAACTCGAGAAGAGATTCTCGGTGGGATTGGTGGGGGAACATTGGCTGGTGCTGTTAGTGCTTACTTTGCTAGTTTACGCAGGCAAAGTCAAGCTGCTGCTAGTTTAGCCGAGTTACGAGCACCGCTCATTTCTGAAGTGGAAATGGGGCTTGCTCCTTTAACGTTTCTTGGTTGATCTCATTCTTAGAATCTTGTGTGTGTCACGTTACTCACGCTTCCACGACCATATACATTCCGTGCGTTGGTCACGCACCTTTGTTAGTTCCGGGGCAGTTCCGGTTTGTTGCGAAAGCGTTAATACCCTAGGGGTTAGTGGTCTCATCAACCACGGTACGCTGACTAACATCGTAGGTCTTTACATATGTAAAACCTTTCCG